TGTGTCGGTTGTTTGAGGCTTGGGAATTTCCCTTCCTACGAGTGCGTCTACGACGGTTTTGCTTTGTTTTCCTCCCATTTTTGTTAAGACGGTTCTTCCGGGTCTTCTTGAATCCATTTTTACCACCCACGTAATCCGGGTACTGTTTACGGAACGCCGCAAAGTCTGGCCAAGATATTTTACGACTCGCTAGCGCTCCAGGAATTATTTTGGTTATCAATTCTGTCTTAAAGTTTTTGATTAGAGCATCTAATTCTTCCTTTGACTTACTCATATATATCTTAATCACATCATTCGGATCTTTGATCTTGTACATATTCCGTAAAATCTCATTCATAATGAAAAGTGTCCAGAAAATACAGTTTTCGTCTAACGTTATAGCTTGTGGACAAACATCATTTAATTCAACAAAGCGAGGATCTTTGAGACCTATTTTATCGGCAATATCTACAACTGCAGAATTAATATCCTTGTTTATTTTAATACCTATTTTCGGGTCGTACTGAGGTTCAATTCGGAAAACAGTTCCGTTACGTCCTATCAAAATCCCATTAGCATGAGAAGATTGCGCTGGATCTTTTAGGCTTATTGGTATCAATGTTAACGGAATATACAAAAAAGGAGATCGGCATTGTGGATACTGCTGTTTAAGAGTCTCAATTAATTCTATACTTGAGTCTAGTTTACTTTTTATTTTTTTTGTGTCAACGATAAAAGATAGATGCATACGGTCAGTTTCATCAGCTAACGTGTTTGAAACCCCTTCAAGTCTATCTGTAGAATATATTCCACTTGATCCATTCACTGCATGTCCTTCATAATACTGTATATAAGAAATCATTGTAAGGCCAGGAGTAAAACAAGCAGAATTTGATATCTTATAATAATCAGCTAAAAACTCCATCGCAATATCTACACCATCTAGATCTAACTTTTCAGATCCAGAAATTATCGTTGTCGGATTTGAAAGAAGAAGTTTAAACCTGTTATCAGGTTCCATTACTTATTGCGTGTCAAATTTTAGTATTGATTCTTCTTGAAACACAATGGAGCTTTGGTATTCGGTGGTCATAGGTACAGTTATCTTTGCCTATATCCACTTATTCAACTATAACGTGAAGACGTACCTTGAATCCCGGTCTGGGGGCTCAAAGTACACTCATCGGGAATCGGACCCGAGCCAAGGCGTTGGAAGCGCCTCATTCTACCACTAAACTATGAGTGTGATGATGGGAGTGGGATTTGAACCCACGAAAGTTAAGACTATCGGATCTTAAGCCCGACCCGTTTGACCGCTCCGGAACCCCACCGCTTAATCTACTTTAACCCAGCTTAAATCGTTTCTTGTAATCGGCGATTGAAGCTCTCAAAGTCTTTTTGTTCCACAGGACCCACTTTGATAACGCTCCGGGCGTATCGGGTTTCTGCCAGTGCTCACCCATTCCCGAGTGGCGTTTCAAATAACGCTGCTTGCGAGTCGGATCACGATGCTTCGTGTAATCGCTCATCCCTTTAGCCCCGAACGGCACAACTTTCTGGTGTCCGTCAGGGTACACGAACGTGGCATCCCACTTCTTCTCCTTCTTGTGCGAAGGCTTGATAGATTTCAAACGCAGACGACGAGTTTTGCCTCCCATTATTCTTACTTGCGAGTTTTGCGTTTGCCGGTCTTGGATTTCTGTTTGTGGGACTTATTCATCCGCCGTGTTTTTCCACCCTTTCCTACTGTGGGAGGCGCGCCAAAAGGATTATTGACATACCGAGGATCAGGCTCAGCAGGCATAGTTGCGCCGTTAGCAATGAGTTCGGCTTCTAGGGCTTTATCTCCAGCAAGACGTGCAAACTCTAGTGGGGTAATAAGAGGAGTCCATTCAGTCTCTGAACGTTCGTTTACGTCGGCACCTGCAGCAATAATTTCATGTACGATACCAACGTTTCTAGTGACACAAGCGACCATGAGTACTGTCTCTTTAGGAGAATTACGACCAAGTGGAATTACTCTGTTTACATTCGCTCCTGCCGAAATAAAAGTTTTTACAGCTGGTAAATCTTTAGCGCGAATTGCCTCTAACAAGAGACTCTGTAGACTTTCGGGCTCAATAGTCCGAAGCTCGGCTGGAGAGTACGCACTCAACATTTGTTTATAAAGACCACCACCGCTCCGAGTTTTACGCACCATTTATTCTTTCATCAGAAAATGTAATGGAAGAGTGGTATTCGGCCGTCCGGATCTTACGCGAGGAAAGTGATAGCCCTTCCCTCGTAAAAGATTTTTGTTACCGCATGTTCCAAGACTTGAAGCGTATAAAAATCAAGGACAAGAAGAAGTTTGCCCAGCGTCTCGGTCCGGACTTTGATAATTGGCGCGAGTACTTAGAATCCGATTTTCCGAAAGAGTTGGTTAAGGAAGTACTCTTTGACGACGACTTCTGGAAACTTACTCTGAAAATAACCAGGGCGTGAAAAATGGAAGAATGAATCTAAAGACTATACAGACTAATACAATAATGGGCGACGTTATCATCGGTGTCCAGTTCGGAATCGCAAACCCCGATGAAATCGTCAAGCGTAGTGTCGTTCACGTGATTACCGACAAGACGCATCAGAATAAAGATCAGCCAGTGTCTGGCGGCGTCTTTGATTCCCGTTTCGGAGTCATTGAGAATGGCAAGATCTGCCCGACCTGTAAGCAGAACAATATTCTGTGTCCCGGTCATTTCGGACATATTCAGCTTGCTCGGCCAGTATACCTGTACCAGTTCCTTGATCAGGTAATCAAGGTTCTACAAGTCGTGTGCCTGAACTGCTCAAACCCGTACCTTCCCGACGCGGAACTTGAGGCGATTGCCGAAAAACTCAAGGGAATGGATCGGTTCAATATGGTCAGGGAGCGCACGACCGATTACAAGACGCACGAACTGAAGGAAACATCGGCTTGTGCGCACTGCGGCTCACCTACGATCGCAAAAGTCATTAAGGAGGAGGGTACGATTGCGAAGCTTCAGGCGAAGACGTATGAAGAGGGAGACCCGATTCCGCTGCAGCCCGAAATGGTTCTGCGGACGTTTAAGCGTATTACCGATAAGCACGTTGATCTCATTGGATTCAACTCCAAGTTCAGTCGTCCAGATTGGATGATCTGTACGGTTCTGGCAGTCCCGCCGCTCACGGTGCGGCCGTCGGTGATCATGGACGATAACCAGCGCATGGAAGATGATCTGACGCACAAGCTGATTGATATTGTTCGTAATAACCAGAAGCTCCAGGATCGCATTGACAAGGGTGATTCAGCGGATATGATTGACAAGTATACGGATATCCTCCAGTTTGATGTTGCGACGTACGTTGACAACGATATCAAGGGTATTCCTCCAGCCGCTCAGCGCTCAGGACGTGCCCTGAAGACTCTGAAGTCTCGTCTGGGAGCCAAGACTGGTCGTGTGCGTGGTAACCTTATGGGTAAGCGCGTAGACTTCTCAGCTCGTTCGGTCATTACGCCGGACGCCAACATTGATGTGGACGAGCTGGGTGTACCCGAAGAAATCGCACGAAATCTGACGTTTCCCGAGATCGTTACGAGCTACAATCGTGATCGTCTTATGTCTTATGTCCGTAATGGACCTGGGAAGTATCCCGGTGCTAAGTCGGTGTACATCAAGCACGATGATCGGTCAGTGAACCTAAAATTCATCAGTCCTGAAACGATTGATCTGAAGCAGGGAGATGTAGTGCATCGTCATCTGATTGATGGTGATTCGGTACTCTTTAACCGTCAGCCAAGCCTCCACAAGGCTTCCATGGAGTGCCATCGTGTGCGTGTCCTGCCATTCTCCACCTTCCGTCTCAACGTATCGGCCACCAAGCCGTACAATGCAGACTTTGATGGTGACGAAATGAATATGCACGTACCCCAAAGCATTGCGTCGGCGACCGAGCTGAAGACTCTGGCTACAGTCCTGAACCAGATCATTTCGCCACGCACCAATTCTCCGATCATTCAGATTATTCAGGATACGCTAACAGGTTCATTCCGGGTATCTCAGGACCACGTAGATGTTCCTGAGCATATTGCGATGAACATTATGGCACGAATGAAGAAGTCGTTGTCCACGTACCGCCGCAAGGACCGCCCAATTACCGGCAAGGAACTGATGTCTACGACATTTCCGCTGATGAACCTGAACGGTGAGGCTAAGGTCGTAAATGGCGAGTTGAAGGCCGGAATTATGGGAAAGGATGCGTATGGTTCGGCATCTAAGGGCGCAATTCATGTCATCTTCAACGATTTTGGTCCGAAGCGTGCCGGACAGTTCATTAACGATATCCAGAACATTGTGACGAAGTATAACTTGTTCTCCGGGTTCTCTGTGGGTCCTTCGGATCTAATTGTGAATGCCGAGACCGACCAGTTCATCAAGACGAAGATCATGGAGTGTAAGCAGAAGATCGCAGACATCATGTCATCAGTTCATGCTGGAACGTTCCTGAATGCTGACGGTCGTGAGAACGGTGAGGAGCTGGAGAACCAGATCATGAAGGTTATTGGAGACACGAACAATACAGTTTCCAAGGAAGTTATGGACAAGTTGGCCAAGGATAACCGGATGTATCAGATGGTCAAGTCCGGTGCCAAGGGTAATGCCTTCAACATTGTACAGATGATGGCCCTTCTATCGCAGCAGCAGGTTGGAGGTAAGCGTATCCAGTACACTTTACAAGATCGCACACTCCCTCACTTCCACAAGTACGATGACGGTCTGGAGGCCCGTGGGTTTGTAGAGTCCAGCTTCATTGGAGGTATTCGTCCAGCCGAGTTCTTCTTCCACGCTATGGGAGGACGCGAGGGTCTCATTGATACGGCTATTAAGACTTCGGACTCGGGCTACATCCAGCGCCGACTCGTGAAGACGATGGAAGATATTCACATTGAGTACGATGGTACAGTACGTAATGTGAATGGCGCAATTGTCCAGTTCCATTACGGTGGTGATGGGATTGATTCGGTGTGTGTAGAGAAGCAGACACTACCACTTGCTCTGATGTCCATGGAACAGATCTTCCGCGACTTTGCGATTTCGGCAGATGATATTTCGGCGGTCGTGAAAGGCGAGGTAAAGGAGTTCCACGATATGGTTGATCGGATCATTGAGGATCGCGATACGCTAGTGCGGGACGTGTTTCGCTTCCGTAAGGAGGAAACAGTATTCGTACCGGTTCACTTTGAGCGGATGGTAGAGAAGTACACGAACCCCTACTCAGTAAAGACCGATCTAACTCCACAGTATGTCGTAGATGAGCTGGACAAGATGTGCGTTCAGCCAGCAGTCGCACACAACAAGTTGTTCCAGATTATGTTGCGATACCATCTAGCTCCCAAGAAGTCTATCATCAAGATGCGTCTGACGAAGGCGATATTTGACGAGATGCTGAAGGATATTCATTTCCGGTACATCAAGTCCAAGGTTCATCCGGGTGAAATGGTAGGTACGATGGCGGCACAGTCCGTAGGCGAGCCTACGACGCAGCTCACACTGAACACCTTCCATTCAGCAGGTACTTCAGCTGCGAACGCTACGGGAGGTGTACCGCGTATTATGGAGCTTCTCAGTGCTTCGCCAAACCCCAAGACGCCTATTGACACGATTTATCTGGATGCTTCAATTGCGGGTTCACAGGACGCGGCGATCGCAAAGAAGCGCGAGATCCAGAAGACGACGCTGCGAGATATTACGAAGTCGGTGCGTATCTACTACGATCCTAATCCGCTGTCAGACAACACGGCAGTCCAGGAAGACCGGGACATTCTCCAGTCGTACCAGAAGTTCTCAGTTACAAACGGACAGCTGTGTACGTCTCCTTGGGTCGTACGCTTAGAGTTTGACGACATGGAAATGGTTGCGCGCAACGTCATTGATATGACGATGATTGCGGCTAAGATCCAGAACAATCGCGTCTTGAAGGTATTTGACTGCATTCACTCTGACACCAATGCTCCTGGTAAGCTCGTGATGCGTATAGTGTTTGCTGCCGATACTGTTAAGACCGTTCTGGCTCTGCGGTTCATTGAGGATAAGTTGTTGGACACCGTTCTCAAGGGTATTGAGGGTGTAGGTCGCGTATATCCTCGCGAAGTAAAGGATGAGCTGACGTACGATGAGAAGACTGGAGGGTACGTTTCGGCATCGCAGTGGGTTCTGGATATTGAAGGTACAAATCTCCTGGATCTGTCTACAGTTGCAAACGTTGATCCGCTGCGTTCATTCTCAAACGATATCCACGAGATCAAGGACGTGTTTGGAATTGAGGCGGCACGTATTGCCCTGATGCGCGAATTCAATACGGCATTCGCTAGTTCGTCAATCAATTACCATCATCTGATTACGCTGGTAGATGCGATGACGTACCCTGGCTTCTTCCTGAAGGCTGATCGTGCAGGAATGTCCAAGAATACGGAGAACGGTGTACTGGCCAAGTCGTCGTTTGAGGAGACGGCCAAGCATCTGTTCAATGCGGCACTGACGGGCGAGTCGGACAATATGCGTGGCGTATCGGCCAATATCATGTTCGGACAGAAGCCGCCGTGCGGAACGGGGTTCGTGGATATTCTCATTGACGAGACCAAGTTGCCAGAAGGTACCGAAGAAGATCACGCGATCTTTGAGGAGGAGCGCCGTACGGTACATGAGATTCTGGAGAAGGAGTCGGAGAAGGAGAGTTCTATCAGCATGTCTGATCTGAACATGTTCTAAATGAACCTTACTTAAAACTAAAATTTGGGATTGAACAATCCTGTTTTTTAGTTTACGTATATTTCAGTATGAAATGAAAATGGAACCGAAATATGACTCTGTGGTTACAGCTGTCATATCTGCTTTTAAAAGCCGCGCAGACTTTGGGTTTAAGAAGTACGGAACAAATTTGGATCGTAAGGATCTGAAGCATCTAGATTGGATTCAGCATACGCAGGAAGAACTCATGGACGCTATTCTGTATTTGGAGAAGATGAAGCAGGAGTTTAGTTGCTGTACGCCAGACCACCCATGCCCGACATGACGCGCAGAATATTGTAGTTCACGGCATACACGCGAATATTCCAAGGATTGGTCTCGGATACTGAGAGTGGGTAGTAGTTGGGATTGGTTCCGGTGGACGTATCGTTTCCAGTGAAGTTAACAACGAGCGTGGCCGTATCAATGCGCGAGAAGTTGCACGTACCGGAAGGTTGGTGCTCCTCGGGCTTGAGCGCAAACGAGTACATGTAGGCACCCTTCTGGAAATGGGTAGCATTATTCTTGTCATTGACGGTACCAAGTGTTGATGCATCGCTAATCGCCTGGAATGATCCGGTGTGGTGCTGGTACGGCTGGACCTTGTTGTAGTAGTCGCCGTAGCGCCCATCCATGCGGTCCGTACCGTTGATCTGCAGCCACTGCTCGTACACTGGATTAATATCGTATGTGAACGGTTGGAGACGAGTCGTTGCATTACTACCCCACGAGTTGAGTCCATTGGCAGCGACATATGCAGTCTGGAGCTGGCAGTTAGTGTAGCGTGTCTGCTGGATTACCCACACGAGCTCCTTCACAGGGTGGTTGAACGTCAGATCAACACGGTTCTGGGCAGAAGTAAGACCAACATCCTCGTTGAACTGCGTCTGCTCAATGAGGTACTCGTGCGAGTTCTGCGCCATGCGGCGGCGCTCCTCGGTATCAAGATAGATGTAGTCAATGTAGACTGCAGCCTGTACTGGCTGCTTAGGGTAACCGGACTTATTGCTAAAGTCGCTTGTAATGAACTTGACATCGTTCCACTCAATATTGATCTTGACTTCGTGGTACTGCAGTGCAATCAGCGGTAGAGCAGCGCCAGGGTTACGAGTGTAGAAGAAGTTGAGTGGGATGTAGCATACAACGGGAGATGGCGAACGACCTGAACCGACAGTGCATGATGCAGGGTTAGGAACGGTGAACACCTCGTCACCGATACCACTTGTATCAGTCATGCCGACCATCTTAGAGAGCTTGAGTCCGGTCTGGACATCGGACGAAAGGCAGTCCCAGAGGAACAACCACTCACCGTACAGACGGTCAATCAGCTGACCGCCAATATCCAGCTCAACGTACTTGATGAGATTGTATCCGAGACGGTACTGATCGTTGTTGAACACAGCTCCCGGAGGCAGCACAACCTCAATATACGTGGAGTACAGGAGATCGGCATGACGGCCGATGAGCGCCGAATGCTTAACGCCCCAATTAGCCTGTCCGGTCAAATTGATACGGAACGGCTCCATCGCGAAGTTCGTGTGGCGCTTAAACAGACCCTTCCAGAAGGTAATCTGGGGATTGCCGGAAAGGTATGCGTCCTGAGCGCCGTAGGCAACAAGCTGAAGTAATCCGCCACCCATTATGTATTTATATGTTCCTTACACTCTTTTTTTCTGGAATCTACTTGCGGAGCCGACGACGCCGACCTCCGACTGAACCGTAAGCATCAGCTGCTTGAACAGCTAAAGGTGGTGATTTCGCATCCCAAGGAAGAGCATCCTTGTTATCCACATCTGGAGGTGTGATCCGCTCGTTTGCCCCTCCACGTGCTTTATAAGTCTTTTTGGCAGATTTTAGAACTGCTCCAAAAGGCTTACCTTTGTTTTTCTTAAGTTTCATAGTTTTACGAACATGTGCTAACCACTTGTTCGCCATTTATTCTATAGTAAAAGTTTACTTGCGGTGGCGGCGGGTCTTACGGGCCGTACGGCGACGACGACCAGCAGCGGGAGGGGCCTCCTTCCCCTCATCAGACGCAGACTCCTCGCCCTCCTCGGCACCACCGCGCTTGCCCTTAGAGTACGTCTTCTTGGCCGCCAGGATGACCTTCTTCAGACCATCGCCCTTCTTGTACTGACCGCGGCTCTTCATCTGCTTCATCGTCTTCTTGACATGCATAAGCCACTTGTTCGCCATTTTTTATTTTAACGCAAGGAATTCTTTCGCGACAGTCGCGTTAGACAGTCACGGAGTATATCGGAGAAGTCTGTCTCATCGGCTGGAACGATACAGATGGATCTGGTGGTAGCGGCTGCTTGTAATCCTTCGGCTTGAGCGCGCGCAGAGCTTCGGGTTTCAGAACCACGCTATTCTCCTGGAAGCTACCGATATAGAGTTCCATAGCGCTATCCACTGACCCGTAATTCATCAAGTTCCACTGGCATCCGTACGTCAATAAGATTTGGGGATTCTTGTTCACTAAATCACCGCCAATATCCGGTACAACCATCGTGATATTATTGCGGTTATTGTTGATGAGCTCGTCGCTATCGTGTGTTTGAGCTGCCTGAGTGTATGTCAGGCGACGTAAGTTAGATGTACCCCACGAAAGGTTGACCAGCTCTTCCATCATAGTACCCTTCACTTCAGTTCCCGAGACAATAATCAGTTTGGACTGTAGTTTGCACATAGGTTCAACTGCTAAATTACGACGTTGGTATCCGTACGACACATCAAGTAAATACTTCGGACATGTCGTTTTCAGAGCTTCAGCGCACGCATTCATGACATTGTTGTTCGTCGTATGAAATACTAAACTCAAGATGAATGGGTCGGTCGCAACAGGAGATACAACCGTATTGAAAGCGTTATTGGCAATAGAAACACAGCATGCTCCAAAAGAAACGGTGTTGTAAGCATAATCCGTCCCGAGTTTCTGGTTCTTCAATCCTACAACTGGACCACCATTTCCGTCATCGTAGATATCCAACTCAACTAAACGAGGGCCTGCCCTTACAAGCATAGGAATCACGCTATCGGAAATGTAATCGTAAATCTTCGCACCGGGAAACAGTGAATATGCTGAAGAAGCAAGGTAGTAATCGCACAGGCGATACGAAGGTGTCGTTGGGCAACCCAGTGGAGCGAGCGCCATAACAGAGTTATAAGCATTGAACGTAGGTTCCGCCTTGGCTTGTGCCTGAACTTCTGAAGGGGTCATAATCAAATAGACAATCCACGCTACAGTCAGAATTAGAAGTACGGGAATTATCATAACAAGAGCAAACCCGTACGACTCCATTCTCTTATTATTTAGGCGCAGTAATAAACGCCATAGTAACAGCGTAAATAATTATACCTACAAAAAACACTCGTATTCCAACCATAAACCACTTGTACCAGTTCTCTTGAGCTTCCATTTATACTTTGAACAACAAACCACGAAAACCCCTTACCACCTTATCGGGTATTCTGGACTCCATAGAAGTTCCGGTAAGACAGCATAAATGGAAGTACAAACAATACATTCCACACTCAGAATTCTCATACTGATGACGTGTTTTGTTGTATGTTACCTGCATAGGCTTTGAGTGAATACGAGTAGAATCCCACGTTTCCGACCACCGCTTCATTAACTGAATAACCTCTTTCTCAGGTTTATCGGCATACGAATCAAAGTACGTAATACGAGGAAACTCTAATTCGGGCCGAATGTCGCAAAATAATGCGATCCAGTGTTCACCTGGTCCAGTGCTTTTATCGGTATTGAATACAATACCTATCTGACGGTAACCTTTATTGTACAGACCCTTAATGTCAAGCGAACACAACGAACTCACTAAACAAGTACCAGTCTTTGCCTTTTTACCGAAATCTATTGGCACAGTTCCAACGTAATAGTAATCGGAGAAGACTTTGGCGTACTGTCTTTCAACTGCATCAATGTCGGTAGACGAAAGCCACTCCTCTGGATTTGTGCGCCACGATCCCGGGGCTTTAGGCTTGGACATGAGCGATAAAATCATACACTCGGTTGACTTATCACACTTGTCATGTAAGCGATTCTGTATTTGTTTCCAAACTACCATCGGTTCACCCGAACGAATAGGTTTAGATTTGGGGTTTTCTTTGTTGAAAACCTTACGCAAATTATCTACTTCGCTGGCATCAAAGTACATTATATTGAAAACGGATATTGTTCTATTGGCAACATACTATCTAAAAATGGAGGACCTAAAGATCTGTATCAAGCAGTACCGCGACATTGATGATGAGCTTCGTGAGCTTAATAAGAGAGTATATGAGAAGCGTGATGCTCGTAAAGAGGTAGAAACCGAGATTGCGAATATCATCAAGGCCCCCGAGTTTCAGAACTTCAAGAAGGTAAGGCTTGAAGATGATGGGTCAACAATTACTGTAAAGCGCCCAAATGAATGGACTAAGCCATGGTCTCTGTCTCAGAAAGATCTAAAAGATCTTACGACCCAGTACTTTGCTGTGTCGGGAAATATAAGCGCAGAAGGACTCTTCAAGTACATTGTTGAAACGAAGAAGCAGACATTAGTTGCTGGAGAGTTCAGCTTTGCGCGTACGGTTCCTGGTGAGCAGGATGAGTAAATCTTATTAAATCTAAATCATCAACCTGAAAAGGTTTTTAACTGAAAACGGACTTTCATGAGCGTACATGGAATAAGAGTACAACCAACTATGCAAGTTCAGTACAACCCATTCAACTCAAAGAACCGCTTGTTTACCAAACCGGATATTCAAGCGATTCTTTCTAGGCATGGATGTGAGTTTGTAGTTACGAATACTGAGCTATTCCAGAAGGCAATGGTTCATTCATCCTATGTCAAGAAAACAGATTATACGTCTCCTACGGGTGAACCTGCCCAATTGGCAGAAAAGCCTCGGGAATGTCTGGGTCTGTTTGACGAATCGTACGAGCGACTAGAACATCTGGGAGATTCTATTCTTGGAGCCTGTGTATCTACCTATCTGATGAAACGGTTCCCTGACGAGAATGAAGGGTTCATGACCGATCTCAAAAAGGAGATCGTGTGTAACGAAATGCTAGGCTCACTCAGCCAAAAAATTGGACTGGACAAGTTCTATATCATTTCACGTCATAACGAAGACGTATGTGCTGGACGGGCAAACTTCAAGAAACTAGGAGATATCCTAGAAGCATTTCTTGGAGCACTGTGGACTGATTCCGGGAACGATTTCAAGATCATGTATTCTTTCGTAATCTGTTTGGTTGAAACGTACATTGATATCCCAAAGATCCTGATGAATAACCGGAATTTCAAGGAACAGCTTCAGAAGCTGTACCAGGCCAAGTTTCATCATACTCCCGGCTACGCTGTGATTTCCGCAGCGACAAATATGTACACTATGGCAGCTGTAGATGAAAGAGGTAATCATCTGGGAATTGGAACTGCTCCTACAAAGAAGCAGGCGGAACAATTGGCGGCTAAGGAGGCTATTCTACGGCTTTCGGGGAACACGGCGAACAAGTAGTTCGCGCTGAGTCCCAATAGGAGGAGTATCGTCTCCTTCCGGAACTCCCTCAATTGATCGCAGGGCTTCGGCTACACGCTGAGGCTGGTCGGCAAACTGAATAAGAAGCTGAGTACGAATCTTGTCACGGCTCAGAGCTGGACGAGACGTACGGACTGAACGAGACAAACTGCCTTGACCTTCAAGCTTGAAATCGTCAACCGAGTTATCACGCATGAACTTCAAAATGTGCTCGGCATTCTGATTCTTTTTGTCTCTGAGCTGCTTGATCTGTAGTTTTAGTGCCCGTTCCTGATCATCTAGACTAACCCACTCCTTCAAAACATTGCGCACTTGTTCCGTCGCGTCTTCGGACATTTGAGTAAATTACGCCGCCTCGTTGAAAATCGCTTACCCCCAGCAGCCATAGGAGTAGCTACAGCCTCTTTTGCTGTTTGTTTAATATCAGCGGCCGATGGCATTTTTAAGTTAGACGTTGCAGCCATACTACTTACTGTGTTCTTAGCATTCTCAACGGCGCCCATAAGACTTCCGTAAGCATGAGAGATTGATTCGGAAATTCGGTCAGCACGATTATAGAACTTTGTCCCAACCGTTTCGGCCGCCTTTACTCCACGCATAAGAGCTGGTCCAATCACAGGAACCATGCCCGAAGTAGCTTCCAGCGCAGCTGCAAAATCCTTGCGAGACATTCCAATCACAGCGGCTAACCACAAGAACCACAGAGAAAACAGCCATCCTAAGAAAATACCCATTGTTCCAGCCAAAGGAAGTGGGATCAGACCAACGATCGCTGGAGTAAACGTTTGGACATTGGACGCAATAACCGGAAGGGTAGCAGCAGTCACATCCAAAGAAGCACCTATCAAGTCTCCAAATAATGGTATATTCTCCAGTGTATCCAGAACGAACACGAATGGAATGATCATGCGAATAAACATCTGGATAGATTTTACAGCTCCCTGGACTGCTGCATTAGGAGGTGGTGGCTGGGTAATTCCGGCAGCCATATCTACTGCACTTGAACCCATTGAGTTCACGATACTTTCTATCCGTTCCCCACCAGTCTGATGTTTCTTGATCTGCCGGAATACCGACTTAGCCTGCTCCTTCGTAAACAGAGGCTGGCCATCTTTCGTGAACGAACGGCGGATATCTCCGGGAGACTTATAATTCCCCTTATACAGAACTTCGTATGCGCTCAGCATACGATCAACATTATCGGCGTCAGCTGCGCCAATATGACGCTTGACGATTTTTCCAAAAGATGTAGACGGGTGCTTATCATTAAGCTCCCAATGAACCATTAATTATTACGCACAAATTTACAATGGACGACAGTTTGGGCATTGTATCATGGAACTCTCAATTAGAAAAAATTATAGCCGAAGAAGGCGAAAGATCTTTATGTTTTTCGTGGCTGCATGACCGTGCGGAAAAACGGTATTCATATCTGAGCACACAAATTACATTACCGTCTATCGTTCTAGCTACTGTATCTGGTTCGGCGTCTATAGGAATTGGACAATTTATTACGGACCCTAAAATTGCGAACACAGTCATAGGAGTATTTACATTGACTGTTGCTATATTAACGACAGTACAAAGCTACTTCGCTTGGGCTAAGAGATCAGAATCTCATCGTATTTCGGCAATCTCATATAAGAAAATGTACCGATTCATTCTCATAGAATTAGCATTGGCGCGGTCAGAACGTATGGCAGCTAAAGATATGCTAAAATTAGTACGTGACGATTCTCAAAGACTAGCTGAAATTAGTCCTCAAATACCCGATCCAATCATTGCAGATTTCAAGAAGAAGTTCGGGGAAACCACGCCCGAAGTCACTAAACCCGAGATCACAAACGGGTTAGATCCAATTTATGTGTACCCATCCGATCTGGATTCTCCGATAATTGGAGGAATGAAGGGCAAGGTATCGGAATCATTGCTTGATCCAATGTACCGAAGCCCACGTCCATCAGTCCTGATTCCAGGTGAAACTGTAATTAGTGTTAGACAACCATTAACAAACCCGCTCAAAACTTCCACTTCCGATCGCATTCCAGACACGTTACAAATGTTGTCATCGGCTCATCTGCCGACCGTGTCTGAAGCTGATAATAATCACACTTAGCCTGCTTCTTGCAGCGAGAGCACCAAAGAAAGATGGAGGCATTCTGGTTCTTAGAATATACCTTCTTCTCGGTCTCAATGAAATGCTCAATTGATGCTTTCCAGCGGTAAGGACACATATCCACAGCCGTCATTTCAGCAAAGACTCGTGGAGTAACCTCTCCAGACTTCAGCTTCGCTACCCAGTTCTCGGAGTTTTTGACATATCCGTTACGCAAATTTTCATAGATGGAAATTGCGCGACTGCGATACATACTCCAAAACACCTTATTTGTCCAATCCACGTCAATACCCTCTTTCAGCGCCTGATCGCTGATCACATGAAGCACCGATTCTTCCAATGTTTTGGCCATATCGGCTTCCAGAAGTTCTGCGAAGTTCTCTACAACTTTATCGCGGATAGGACAGTCTATAAACACGTTCTTAGACCGAGTATGGATTGGCCGAGAGTGTACAATTTCACGAGGGACTTCTTCCTCGTCTTCATCTTCTTCCTCTTCATCATCTTCCTCGTCATCAGCAACTTCTGCGTCACCTTCCTCCTCATTCTCTGCGAACGTCCATTCCTGGTACAGAGAATTGTAATCAGAAGCCTTGAGGTTCTTGTAGCTTGAAATATGAGGTTCGTACTGATCCTGATCTTCGGACTCTGTGGCCAGAACTACAATATTGCCAGAATACGTCTCCTCATCAAACGGCGAAGGAAGCATGTGGTTATTGGTCAGATCGGGGTTATCGCACGGGCATGCGAAGATAGAGAGCCACTGAGTTTCATTCAAAGGATCCTGGATCTTGCCCTGAAACTGGAATTCGGTAGACTTGTACTTCTTCCGAATCCATTCCAGCACGTCTGCCGTCTTAGCAGGAACTTGAATATCGGATACAGTACCATTTGTGGCAATTGATACTCCGTATGTCATCTTTGCCTATTTAGTCATGTACAGGTGTAAGTTCGTTTTTAAAACGGATTTTCTCCTATAATAAATACTTAACTCATCAAGATGTCGTACGTTCCACCCCATATGCGCAATCGCAAGCAGCCAGCCAAGGAGGTTAAGGTAGAAGATTCGGAATTCCCCACTTTCGTATCTCACCATAAGCCTGCCGATTTCAAGGGCCCTAGTTTTCTGTCAAAGATCAAGGAGGAGAATAAGCCGGAAGTTGCTACCAAGGAAATCGTAATTCCTACTACCAGGACTCGGTACTCATATTATGAGCGTAGAAGTCGGTATGGTGAGTATGAAAACGAGTCGGAGTCGGAGTCAGAACCAGAGGTTTTACCCAAGACGACAACTAACCCCGAGGACGCTGGGTGGCAAGTTGTAGAGCGCAAGGTTCGTGTTAAGCGAGATAAGGTCCAGGAAGCTCTGGATAATGACGATGCTCCTATTGAAGATGAGCAGGATGAGTCAGCCTGGGATGAGCAGCCCGAAGAGTATGAGACATATTGGGATGATCGTAAGCATTAACGACGGGTTTTGGAAGGTCCGAAAGATGTCTTCCGATTAGACCTTGATTTGCTCAGTTCTGACGACTTAGATGTTGTAGATCCTATGGATGATGTTGCCGATTTAGATCTT